AATTCTGTTGTCTTTATAACTAGCGTCAATTTCCATAAGCTTATCATTTAAGCCAATAGCTATTATTTCGTCAGCGTGTTCTGGTTTAAAAGGTTTTAATTCGTTAGCCATCGTTAGTTACAATAGTTGGATATAAAGCTAATATTGTTAGTGGTAATGCTTGGTCTTGTTTAACAAATATAAATCCGTCTGTGTTGTAATCGTCTGCAAATTCTACTTCTTTATCTCCAGCTATAAATGTTGATACTGGTAAATCCATTGCACCTGATGTTGTTCTAAAAGGTACGGTTTCCATGTTATCCAATGAAGGACCAACTTTAGCTCCAACGGTTTCGAATAATCTTAATACTACTTTTGAAATTCTTTTAATTTTTCCTTGAGCTGTACCTTCGTATTGTCCAGCTCCACCTTCTATTCTCATAGTTTGTAATACTGAATTATAAGGTAAACCAACGGTAACTTTTGTTGCAGATCTATCTAAAGCAATTGCACCACTTGTAACTGTCTTTGTTGCATGAGTAGCACCATCCGCCAGGATAGATACTGTTTCACCTTCTAAATGATCTAATCCAGATAATGAACTAACAGCAACGCCAGTATAAGATAAATGACTATCTAAAAATTTAAAATCTTCTGGTGCAGTTTCATCAAAATCAAAATTAGAAAAGCATTCAACAAATCGTCTGACTGCTCCATTAACCCATCTTTGAGAAATAATCCAAAGCTCATCTTCGTTTAAGTCTCCAGATATTGTTGCAACACTTTCTACTTTTGCATCTTGTAAAATATTATCAACTTGTTCTGAAGTATGAGCTGAAGTTAAAGAAACTACATTAACAAGTTTACTATCAGTAAAAAGTTTAAACTGATTGTCATCTACTCTTGAAACGTAATATGTTGTGTTTTCACTTAAACCACCAATACTTGTTCCAACATTATCATAAAATATAATATCTCTAGTTTTAAATCCATGTGCTGCTGAATAAATAACATTAGATGAAATATTAACACCTTGATAAATATATTGTGTTGAAGCTGTACCTGGTGCAGTTAATCCTATTGCAGTTCCAGCCGCAGAGTTAGCAGCAGTTGTAGCAAGTTTAATTGTATTACTGTCAGTTGCTATTACATAATAAAGACTACCACTTGATAATCCTGTTATTGGATGAGCAGCAGCATAATAATAAATAGGATCATTAGTTGCTAAACCATGTGAACTTAAAGTAATTGTTTCATTCGTTCCATTAACAATTGTACTATTTGCTGTAAAAGAAATTTGTTGTTGAATAATATTTTTAGTCGTATCTGATTTACCACCGATAATATGTCTATGCCAAGCTACAACATTATCTGTTCTTTGATAAGTTAGTCCAGCTAAAACTCCATCGTCTCTTACACACCATAAAATACTATCTGGTGCTTGTTGATAAGCCATTTCAGTTATTCCACTATCAGTAACGGTTTCATTAAGAATAGTTAAATCAGGTGCAACATATCCATCACTATCGTAGTTATATGCTAGTTCTCTAATTTTTCTTTTAGCACGTTGTAAAAACAATATTGCATTACCAGCTGGTTGAGCATCAACATTAGCTGCTCCATGTGATGATTGTCTTTTAATAGTTACGTTTGTTGGAGTAACCGCTGCATCCGTACCATCAGCTGATACTGAAAACTCTCCACCAGTAGTACCTATTAATAAAGTTCTTACTGCTTTTAAATATCTAATTTTATTAACCTGGTTACTAGCAATTGTATAAACCATAGCGTCATCTGCATTTGTACCAGTTGTCATATTTTCGTAATCTCCAGATTTAGAAAAATACAAAGTTTGTGGCTCATCAGTTGTTCCAGCAAATACTAATCGTTGTTCAAAGAATGATACACAAGAAGGATGTCCAGTAGTGTCAGAAAATGCTCCAAGATTAAATGCAGCTATTGCATTAGTATTTGTAAAAGCTGTAGTAATTGTAGCAACTGCTACAGTAGTATTTGTTCTAGCTGTAATAATAGCTTCTCCACTATTAAATTTTACTATTCTACCAACATCGGTTGCTAACCAACCCACACCACCATTCACACCAGTTACAGCAGATAAAGTTAAAGTCTTACCAGCTGCGGCTGCTGTTTGTTGCGGAGTTATAGTTGTTGCTGTTGTATTCGTTGGAAGATAAGGACCAGCAGTAAAAGCAACTTCAGTTAATGTCCAAGATGTATGACCAGTTCTACTTAACTTCATCACTTCGTGATTTGGATGCGTTATGTACATCACATCGGCACTTTGTGCGAACTTTAATTCAAATAATTCTGCTGTTAAGTAAGGAGAAGTTATTTCATAAATTCTATTAGCATCACCATCTGAAGAATAAGTTGTAAAACCAGATGTATCTACATCAACTCCGTCAACATTTTCTAATTCAAAAGTATTAGTAGCTTTGTTTGATACTTTAAATGTTTTACCATTTACTTCTGTCATACCTACTACACTTGATAAAATTACAAAGTCTCCATTAGCATAGCCATGACTATTTGCAGTCACAACTCCTGGATCTGCTTTAGTAATTGCAGAAACCGTTACATCACCTTCAGTAATTTGACCTTTATCTTTAAACATTCGGATATAAGTATTTCCAAATTCTAAAATATAAGTTTGTGTTGTTGAAAATTCAAAAGGTATTAATCTTGTTTTAGCAGAACTTGTTTTAACTTCTGAAATAAATTGTGTACCTACTCTTCTTGCTGCTGCACCTTGCGGATGCACTAACATATTTTCTAAAGTTTTACATCCTGAAGAATATTTTTCAAAGTCTGTTCTACCATCGAGCTTTGCAGAAAACTCTCCAGAGACAAAACTATTTAATGCTGCTGTAGTTCTTGGCATATTTTTTTTTCCAAATTTTTTTTTGTGTTAATTCTTTTTCGTCTTTTTTTTGTTTTAATCTTGGATCTATTTCATTTAGATTTATTTCCTCCACTAAAGCATAACGATAAACTGTTGAGGAGTTTCCCCATTGAAAATGTAATAAGTATCTTTTTTCTGGATAAATACTAACCAAAGTTGGATCGAAATCCGATATGGTCATTATAACCTAGCGTTAGTAAATTCGTTACTTTCAATAGTTCCTAAACTATTTTCTGTAGCATCTATAAATCTTGCTTCTCTTAATCTTTCATCAGCTCTAGTCATGTATTGATTTGCCAAAGTAGCATTGTTAGTTATTGCATAACAAAGGTCGGCTGCTAGTTGATGTGAAATACTTTCTCTTAAATATGTATCGTAATTATTTGGATCGGTGTCTAAAGCTATATAAATTAAATAAACTGTATCAATATCAGTAACAATATTTCTACCTTCTAATTTATAATCTAAAGCATCCGCTATACTGTCTGTTGTACCATTGTGAATTTTTAATACACGTAGGCAATCTGAAGGTAATGCGTAAGCATGATCATATTCAACTATTGGAGCTGTACTATTTTGAGCTAATTGAACTCTTTTGTGTAAGCAGTTCCAAGCATGAGATCTAAATACTCTATTTCTTACTGGCTCATACCTTTGATTACATAAACGTGCATTTTTAGTATCGTCTGTTAAAGCTGCTATTGTCGATGCTCCCAGCAAGTTTAATGCTGAGTTGCAAATATTTACTACTGATGCCATTATAAAATTATACCAATTAGAATAAGAACAATAACAGTAACAACAAATGATTTAATTGTTGTACTTCTACTATTCCAATATTTTTTTATTTTATTCATTTTTATACTCCTTGAAGTTCCTTACATTCTATTTTCACAGCTATTTTATTTTCATTAATTTCTTTAATTTTTAAAGCACTAAAACTTTCATAAGCGGATTGATAACCAGCTCTTACACAAGAATAATAATCCTTAAATTGATAAGGAATAATTTGTTCTGAAATACATTTTGTTTCGCCTTCGAACATACAAAGATGAAGAATTAAAACAAATTTTGTCATTTATGATTTTGCACTCTAGGCGGCTTCCACTCTCGCTTCCACCGCCTAAAATTATTTACTAATTAACTGTGTAACTTATATCCCAAGATAAAGTTCCAGCAGTTCCACCAGTTGCACTAAATGTTATAGAAACATATAGCATTCCTCCTGGATCTTCACTTAAGCCAGCTAATTCCCACAGCTTTTGTCCAGCTGTATTAATTGTAGCCGCTTCATATCTAACGTCA